AGCCTGTCCGGGGAACCCGCCCCTTCATAGCCGCGCTGCGTCATGAAGATCATCTGATCCTCCAGCTTGTTCAGGTTGCGTCCATAAACATGTCTCACCCGGCCTTGTTCATAGAGCGCCGCGATAGGCTCAGCCCGCACCGCTTTGCCCCGGCTGGCATGTACTGGCCTGTAAGGCACTCGCCGGTCAACAGTGCGTATGGTATGCTCAACCATTGCACCGCCGAAATTGGCTTCCCCAACAATCATGTCAGCGTCGTTGTTGTTGTAGCTGGTGACCACCCGCTTGGCCCAGTCAGCCGGGCCCCAGTTGACAGTGGCGTCCTCCAACACGTAGATCATGCCGTCATCACCCAGCCCGGCACAGACGATGCCCACATCATCACCCACCTCATCCTCATGGTCACCGCCGCGCGCATGCTTCTCCACTCGGCGCATGTCTATGGCCCCGCTGGTGCCGCTGGGGTCAACGCCCACCACCACGCGGCGCATGTCAGGCAGGGTCTCCCAGCTGGCCATGCCCGCCGCCGTGGGGTTGGTGGGGCTGCGCATTTCCAGCATCGCGCGGGTCCACAACGCGCCGGGCACGTCATCAAGCACCTCAGCGTGCAGTTCCTGCCTGCCCAGCCTAGTGCCCTCATAGCGGGTCTTCATCTTGCTTATGAAGGCCGGGCTCAGGTTCTCATAGTTCTCGTAAGTTGAGCCACGCGTCACATAGGTGTCAGGCGCATCCAGTAGCTCACGGATGACCGGTATGGGGCGCGGCGTGGTGGTCACCAGCTGCTTGGGGTCACCTATGCGCAGGCCGAATTGCAGCATATCCCACGTTTCTTGGGCATAGCGCCACTTGGCAAGCTCGTCTGACCATGCGGCCTCATGCTCAGGGCCGCGCAGCTGCTCAGGGTCATCGGCGCTGTAGGTATGGGCCACCGCCCCGTTGGGCCACACCAGCTTACGCAGGCTGGGCGTGTAGATGGGCCGGAACTCAGGCGGGTGGCACCTCAGAATGCCACCCGCTGATTGCACCATGACATCGCGGGCATCAGCTGCCGTTTCTGCCACGAGCGCCATGTGCCCGCAACGCCCGTGCGCCAGAGGGGTTGCTCCACACATCATGGCGCGCACCCACTCCGCACCCATGCGGGTCTTGCCGTAGCCACGGCCTGCCATGGCCAGCCAGACGTTCCAGTCACCGGGCGGCTCCTGCTGTGATGGACGGCCCCAGAACCCCCAGTCATACTCCAGCACGGCCATTTCTTCTGGGGTCAGGTTGAGAAGGAATATTTCCCTCTCATGTGCAGGCAGTTCCTCTATCAGCCTTGAGGCTAGGGCGACGTTGACGTTCAATCTGGGCCCTCATGAGGGTTGGCCGCCTCAGCCGCTGGCATCTAGGACAATGCTGGCAGCGAGGCGGCCCCGGATGCGTCAAGCCCTGCACGCTTGATAGTGCACCCTCGCAAGCAACTTACATTCCAAATGTGTCCATGTAAATGCCCCTGCTTTACTTCGCGTGTAAGCGATAATACTTTGACGCCATGAAAACCGATTTGCGCCTGACAATCTATCGCATGCCTGATGAAACTGAGGGCCACACCCTGCGTGCCAGCCACGTGCTGATGCTGGGCACCACGCCCTTGATCAGGGCTTATGTGGACCTGCCGCTGACACCATGGTCACCTGAAATGGAATGGCCTGAAGACATGTGGTCACTTGCCCTGTCACTGGAGCGTGCCCTTGGCATCATGTGCAGCTACCGTGACATCCGTGGTGAGGTGGCCAAGCCACCCGTCAGCGCCAGCGCCGTCAGGCTCAGCGCCAGCGGCGTCAAGCTGCGGGTCTAGGCAACTTGCGCCAGCGCACGTCGATATGGCACTGATCCAAATCATTGCGCCAGCTGTTGATGCTGACCAGCGTGTTGCACAGTTCACCGATTGCGTGCGGCCCGTCCCATGGCCGCTCAAGGCAGCCCAGCAGGCGGCCCTTGGGCGTGTAGATGGCCACCTTGATCGCATACGTGACTTCAGGCTCAGGCGGCCCTTGCCCGGCAGCGTCAGGCGGCGGTGTCTCAACGATGCGTAAGGGTTCTACCACCCCGGCACCACGGTGAACGCCTTGGCCGTGGTGATGGCCGTGCCGGGCGCGGCGTTATCCGGCGCGGGCAACAGGTTCTTCAGCGTCAAGCTGTTGCCAGCGATTGCCGTAATCTCGTATTTGCCGCCAGTGGCGATGGTCACGTACTGGCCCACCGCCAGCCCGGTGGCACTGGTCACCGTCACCGCCGCCACCGTGGCCCCTACGGCGGGCTGGGTGAAGCCTGCGCTGGTTGTGGTGGCAGCCGGGATGACCGGCCTCAGCAGGTTATAGTCGTTCTGCGCCGCCGTCAGCGCCAACGCCTTGGTGGCGTAGTCAGCCGTCTTGGCCTTCAGCCCGTACTTCTGATGGTTGAAGCGACTCATGCGGTAAACGTTGCCTACTCGCCTGATGGCGTGCATGGCCTTGCCCTTGTCGTAGTAGGCGGGCTCCATGCGCTGAATGGTGTCGGTAGCGGTGCGCAGGGTGACGGGCATCAACTGGCTTCCTCTTGCTCTTGGGCAGCCCTACGGCGGGCATTCAGGCGCTCGGTCATCTGATTAAGCTTGCGGCGCACGTTCTCAGCCGCCGCAGCCGGTGTGGTCACCTCAGGGTCAGGTGCCGGGGCGGTGAACACCATGGCCTTTGGCCCATAGCGTCCGGGGTCGGTCTTCTCAGCGTAAATCTTGCCAGCGTTGACGCGCACCCCGGCATCCCATGTGCCAGCCTTGCCATCCTCAAGAATGCCATCAACCAGCAGCTCAGCCTGAATGGCCTTGGCCCTGCGGTAGCGGGCGTTGATGTCAGGCTCCTGTTCAAGCCACAGCAGAAACGTGCCGGGCAGCGGATAATCTCGGTTGTTTGAGCAAACCGCGTTCAGCGTCTCACCATTGGCAATGCGATCAATTATAGCGAGAGCAACATCAGGATCAAAATCCCGTGGCCTGCGCCGATAGTCTTCCTCAGCCCACCGGGGCTGGTAAATGGTCACTTGCGGGTGTGGTCTGGCCATGACCGGAGTATTGCTCAACCTTGGCCGTAAGTCAAATACCGCTCAACCGGGGAGTCTAATCAGCTAATTAAGGCGCGTAGGAGTGATAAGTGATAGGTTGGTGATAAGTGGCTAAGTGCGCGCGCGCGTTTTTTAATTTGGTCGTGCCTATCACCTTATCACATTATCAAGGGGCATATTTTTTGAATGGGTATGCCTTCCCGTGCCTGCGCGTAGAAAAGATACGTTCTGTGATAAGCGACTTGACGCCCTGACACGACCATGCTAGACGACCACCAGCCGGGCCTCCCGGCCAACCACAAACCTGCACCAACCTCAAACCTGCACCAACCTCAAACCCTAGGACACCACCATGAAAACCGCCTTCACCACCTACGCCGCCAAAGCCACCGCTGACGGCCACCATGATCTCGCCAAGCGCCTGCGGGCTGAAGGCCGCGCCTGCGGCTACCTGATCCGTGAATGCCTGCGCCGGGGCCTAGTCGTCTCAATCAATGACGGCGGTGAATGGTGCCTGATCCGCAGCAACAACTACCGCACCATCATGTGCTGCCTCGCCTCAACTGACGGTGACACGGTGCACGTGCGGCTCCCCGGTCAGGGCATCAGCGTGGGCAGCTTCTACCTCGTCTACGGCAACTCAGGCCCTGAGGTGATCGCTGACTACTCTGACAACCCCGCCTGCAACGCCATCATGACCGCAATCCAGCCGCGCCTTGACGCGCTTGAAAATAACTGTTGAGGAGTATGCGACAACCTGCTAGACCAATCAGGCCGGGGCCTCCCCGGCCAACCTGCAACCTGCAACCTCTAGGACAAATCACATGAAACGACCTGTAGCACGCATTCGCATACTCGTGTCTTCAAACCCCAAGAAGCCGGGCAGCATGGCTTGGCACCGCTTCAACTTCTACAAGGAGGGCATGACCGCCGACCAGTTCAGGGCTGCCGGTGGCCGCCGCGATGACCTGCTGAACGACACGGCCAAGGGCTTCATCGCCATTGACGTGCCAGCCCC